TCTTCGTGATATGGCGCTTCAGGCGGTTAAGCCACTCAATCCCACCAATATAAGCAAAACTCCTGGTTATGAACCAGAGAACCGGTATTACCGGACGACGCTGGAATTTCAGGTCACTGTCTGACAAATCCACTAACTCACAGACCCGCTACGGCGGGTTTTCTATTTTCAGGAGACAAATATGTCCTCACTGTATGAAAAATCGCAGGGTACTAAAATTCAGATCACCTCTGCGCCAGCGACACTGGATACGATTGGCGCCGCAACCTGGCTGGATTTGCACTGTACTATCAAAGAAGTCCAGTTTACTGGTGGTCAGAAGCAGGACATTGATGTCACAACTCTGTGCTCAACCGAGCAGGAAAACATCAACGGCCTGGGCGCTCAGTCAGAAATCTCTATGTCAGGTAACTTTTATGTTAACCCGGCACAGGATGCGCTGCGTGATGCTTACGATAACGACACCACGTATGGTTTTCGGATTGTCTTCCCGTCTGGTATTGGCTTCCAGTTCCTGTCTGAAGTTCGTCAGCACACCTGGTCTTCAGGGACAAACAGCGTGGTGGCCGCAACGTTTTCGCTACGCCTGAAAGGTAAGCCGACGAAAATTGATAACGCGCTGCGCCTGACCACCGACCTGCCTGACACCAAATCTGTTACCTCTGGTTCGGCTTTATCACTGACGGTGGTAGCTGCCGGGGGAACAGCACCTTATTCCTATGTCTGGAAGAAAGGCGGCAGCGCGGTGAGTGGACAGACGACAGCAACGTTCAACAAGGCAAACGCTGCTGCAGGTGATGCCGGTGATTACGTTTGTGAAGTTACCGACGCCTCCACACCTGCTGGAAAAGTCACCTCAGCAACCTGCGTCGTAACGGTAGCGTAATTCATCTTCTTTAATCAGGGATAAAAAATGGCTAAGAGTCTTAAAGAACTGGCGCTGGCTAAAATGTCAGGCTTTCGTCATAAAATCATTACGGTCCCTGAATGGGGTGGTGTGAAGGTTGTTCTACGGGAACCTTCTGGCGAAGGTTGGCTACGCTGGCAGGAAATTGCAAAATCTGGCGCTGATGAAGAAGGCGAGGTGTCTGTATCAGAAAAAGCACACCGTAATCTTTGTGCTGACGTGGTGCTGTTCATTGATGTCCTTTGCGATACCAACAAGCAACCGGTATTCAGCGTCGATGAAGAAGACCAGGTTCGTGAAATTTACGGGCCCGTTCACTCACGCCTTCTCAAACAGGCGCTTGACCTCATCAACAGCGCGGACGAAGCGCGGGAAAAGTCGCAACCCCCGGCGTAAAGTTTCTGATGGCGCTTGCGCTCCGCATGGGGCGCACGCTCTCAGAGCTTCGGCAGACCATGACGGCAAGCGAGCTTCTGATGTGGATTGAATTCGACAGACAAAGCCCCATCGGCGATATTCGTGGTGATATTCAGGCAGCTCAGATCGTCTCTGCTATCTACGGCTCACAGGGGGCGAAAGTACCGCTGGACGATGCGATCCTGCGCTGGGGTGGTGATGGACAATCAGCACCGAAGGATCCGTTTGCAGGGCTTGAGGCTGCATTAACAGCAGCAACTCAGTGACATTTATTCAGTAAGATAATAGGATTTACCTCATTGATGATGTTTAGGGGAAAGTCATGGAAATCTTACTTATTTCAATTGTTATTGGTCTAATACCTGCATTGATTGCAAGTAGCAAGGGTCGCTCTTTTTTGGGGTGGTGGATTTATGGGGCTCTGTTATTCATTGTTGCCTTAGTTCACTCTTTAGTTATTAAAAAAGATGTACAGTTTGAAGAAAAAGAGAAGCTGGAATTTGATGGTATGAAAAAATGCCCATTCTGTGCTGAATTAATAAAAAAAGAAGCCATCAAATGCAAGCATTGTGGTAGTGATTTGTTATCAAGTGATCATCCCACAAAAACCGATGAAGAATATCTTGAGGAAGCCCGACGAAAAGTCTGGGAAAAATAATAATACAAACCGCTTCGGCGGTTTTTTTGTTTCTGGAGAATGAATAATGGCCACCTTGCGAGAACTGATTATTAAAGTATCCGCAAATTCACAATCTTTCCAGACAGAAATTTCTCGCGCTTCACGTATGGGGCAGGATTATTACAAAACCATGCAGAATGGTGGTCGTCAGGCGGCCGCTGCATCAAGAGAGACGCAGAGAGCTCTGGCAGAAGTAACGAACCAACTTAATTCTGCAAAATCCTCTGCGATGGGGCTTGCTGGTGCTTTCGCTGGTGCATACGCCACTGGGCACCTGATATCCCTTGCGGATGAATGGAGTTCGGTTAATGCACGATTGAAACAGGCCTCGCAATCAACTGATGACTTCAACCAGTCACAACGCTCTCTGATGGATATTAGCCAGCGAACAGGAACCGCATTTTCAGATAACGCAAACCTGTTTGCTCGCTCAGCTGCATCAATGCGTGAATTCGGCTATAGCTCCGAAGAAGTATTAAATGTTACTGAGGCTATTTCTACCGGATTGAAGCTTTCTGGCGCAAGCACAGCAGAGGCGAGTTCTGTTATTACCCAATTCAGCCAGGCACTAGCTCAGGGGGTTTTACGTGGTGAGGAATTTAACTCAGTTAATGAGAATGGTGATCGTGTTATCAGGGCTCTTGCCTCTGGGATGGGGGTCGCTAGGAAAGACTTAAAAGCAATGGCTGATGCAGGTCAACTTACTGCTGACAAGGTTGTTCCGGCATTAATCAGCCAGCTTGGATCACTTCGTGAAGAATACAACGCAATGCCGCAGACTGTATCTGCGGCAACAACAAAAATTGAAAACGCTTTTATGGCTTGGGTTGGCGGCGCAAATGAAGCAAGTGGTGTTAGCCGGACATTGACAGGCGCATTAAATGGGATTGCAGATAATATTGATGAAGTTGCAACTGCCGCAGGTGTTCTTGTTGCTGTTGGCGCAGCGCGTTGGTTTGGAGACATGGCATCAGGAGCGTTTTCAGCAACATCAGGGTTATTAAATGCAGCAAAGAGTGAGATTGCGCTTGCTGAAGCGCAAGTTAGAGGTACTCAAATATCCACGGCTCGCGCTCGTGCAGCTGTGTATCGGGCACAACAAGCTTTAATTGCTACCAGGGGAACTGATGCTCAGGCAGCAGCGGAGAAAAGGTTATCTGATGCTCAAGCATCATTAACCAGAAATATTTCGGCAAGGACCGCAGCGCAGGAAGCCCTAAATAATGTGACATCATTAGGCTCTCGGTTGATGGGGGGCGCTCTTGGGTTGGTTGGCGGGATTCCTGGTTTGGTTATGCTGGGAGCTGGTGCATGGTACACCATGTACCAGAATCAGGAGCAAGCTCGCCGATCCGCACAAGACTATGCAAATACTATTGATCAGATACGCTCTAAAACAAAAACCATGTCATTACCTGAGGCTTCAGATAATGAAGCCAAGACCAGGCAGGCATTAGACGAGCAAAACCGGCTTATTGATGAGCAGGCAAAAAAGGTTAGGCAGTTACGGGAAGAAATTTCCGGTTACCAGCACATGTTGGCTAACCCTGGTCCTACAGTTGCAGGTTACATGGTTAACCATCTTAAGAGCATAGATGATGCCACTCGAGGTCTTTCTGATGCCACTAATGCTTTAGCTATTGAGCAAGAACGCCTGGCACAGATGCAGGCTAAATCGCAGTCTATTCAGGAGGTTCTTGAGGGGGTAGAGCATCGTCGTATTGCGCTTATACGTCAGCAGGCAGCAGAACAGAATTCAGCCTATCAGTCATTATTAATTATGAACGGCCAGCATACAGAGTTTAACCGTCTGCTAGGGTTGGGAAATGCACTGCTTATGTCTCGCCAGGGACTGGTTAACTCTCCGTTAAGGTCACCTCAGGCTGACCTAAATACTAAACAGGTGGATGCGATTGAAAAAAGTAGGCGTGAACTTGAATTATCTCGCCGTAAAGGCGAGGAGAGAGAACGCTTACGATTAAGTTATTCTGCTGATGATCTTGGCTTCGCTTCTAATGACCCTCGTTATCAGACCAGCCGTCAGGAGTTAATTAACAATGGCTTAGAAGAGTGGCGGAATAATCAGGCTAACAAGCCGAAAGCAAAAGGTGGAAAAACAGAAGCCGAAAAAACGGCGGATACTTACGACAAACTCATTAAGCAGCAGAAAGAGCAAATCGCTCTGGCTGGTCAAAATACCGAACTGGCAAAACTGAAATACCAGGTTAGCCAGGGTGAGCTTACGTCTCTCACCGAGGCACAAAAACAAACCCTGTTGCAGAATGCCGCGTTGATTGATCAGCAAAAAATCCGCGAACAATTAGCGGCGTATGAAGCCAACCTCGCTGACTCAAACGCCAGCGCGCGAGCATCTAACCAAGCAGAACTTACCGGATATGGACAGGGAAGCCGAATGCGTGAACGGATGCAGGAAATGCTACGCATCCGGGAGGAGTTTCAGCAGAAGAACGTTGATCTGCAGCGGCAGTACCAGTCAGGTGATATTTCGGAAGACCTATACCGTCAGGAACTGGCACTGAATAAACGTTATCTCGATGAACGGTTACGAGATCAGGGATCTTACTACTCAGCCTCTGATGCCCAGCGCAGTGACTGGACAACGGGTATGCGTGAAGGTTTTGCGAACTGGGCTGACACTGCTTCTGATTACGCATCTCAGTCTGCTGACCTGGTGAATAACGCAATGTCCGGGCTGGTGGGTAACATTTCTGATGCACTGGCCGGTAATAAGGTTGACTGGGAAGACTGGGCCAGTTCGGTGCTTCAGTCTATGCAGAAAATTATCCTAAATGCGATGCTGGTGGATTCTTTACGCTCTGCCAGTAACAGCGGTTTTTTCAGTTCAATCGGCGGCATGTTTGGAGCGGGTGCTGGCGCTGCATCTGGCAGCACTCCTTCAGGCGCTTATAACTCGGCCGCATCTGGCATAAAGCTGAATGCGAAAGGTGGCGCATATGCTTCTGAAAGCCTGAGCGCTTACAGCAACAGTATTGTTAGCACACCGACATATTTTGCTTTTGCAAAAGGCGCTGGGCTTATGGGAGAAGCGGGGCCGGAAGCCATTATGCCCCTGACACGATCAGCTGATGGTTCGCTGGGTGTTCGCATGGTTGGTAGTCCGGGTTCCACGTCAGGTGGCGGTGATACGATTATTCATCAGCACTTCAACATATCTGGTAACGGGGATGCGGCACTGAAGCAGGCTATGCAGGAAGCTGCTCGACAGGGAGCGAATGACGGTGCGAAGCAGGCCCGTCAGGATTTGCTTCAGGACTTCTCTAATAGAGGCCAGGCAAGGCGATTGCTTGGCGTGTAACCATTATTAATATTCATTAAGCCGAAAGGCAGGAGACAGTTATGACTTTAGAAGAACGAGTTGAAGTGCTGGAAAAGTCGCTTTTGCGTATGCGCCAGGCCAATAATGAGATTAACTGCGCGATTGATGAACTCAGCGCTTCTGTTCGACAGCAACTGAAAGTTAATGATAATGGACTTCAGGAGCGGGGCGACAAAGTTACATTAGCAGATGGCGGTATTACTGTTCATCTTAAAGGGGGAGGGGTTATTGTTATTAACTGTTTTAGTTCCCCTGTAAGCGAATCAGATAAATTACGCCAGGCAATGGAGAAAGCCGCTACTGCTGGTGCGGAGGCGGCTATGAAACAAATACATCAAGACTTTATTTCTCGTGGACCACTACGCCGATTACTTGACTGAGGCGGAATATAATCCATTGAGGTACTGATTAACTTCTTTTTCAAGATCCACGAGAGTGCGACTCTTCGCATCCTTAATGTATATATGATTGGTGATGCTTTCTCCGTGCTCACCATAAACGGTAAATCTGACATTTGGATCCCCGGCTTCTGGTTCGTAATCACCTGGCATTCCAATGTGTAGCAGTTGCACTTTAGACAGGTAAAACTTCATTTTATTTCCTTATCCAGAGGTAATCAGCTATCCCTCCTTAATCTGAGTGCGTCAGTGTCCCACCACTGACGGGCTGAGTAACAACCATAACCAGGTATGTAAATCAGTAACATCCTGACAAATGATCAGTAGCGCCGCTGGGCGCAGAATAATGCAGGAGAATCTATGGCTGTACTCGAATGGCCGGAAGATGTCTGTCCCGCGTCGCTGACCTGGCGACCAGAAAGTAATACCAAAACCTTTCGTTCCCCCTTCAATGGCTCATCGCAGACAGCACGCTTTCCCGGTACCCGCTGGGTCTGTTCCCTGACCTTTAATAACCTGACAGATGAAAAATCCAGACGTATTGATGCTCTGGTGGCTTCACTCGATGGCGAGTATGGCAGGGTAAAAGTTCGTGACTGGGGGAGAAGTGGCAGAACACCTGCTGGAACGCCAGTTGTTGATGGCGCTAATCAGACCGGAACCCAGCTTCAGAGTAAGGGCTGGACACCAGGAACGGTGGTGCTCAGACAGGGCGATTATTTCACTGTTAACGATGAGCTGAAGATGGTTACAGCCGACGTGACGAGCGCGGCGAACGGTACTGCAATGATTGCATTTGCGCCGATGTTGCGTAGCTCTCCGCCTGCTAATGCTGTCATTGAGGTTGCGAAACCCTACGGCATTTTCAAACTGAAGGATAACCAGCAGGGTGCCGGTAACCGTGTGCCGGGTGTTTTTACCAGTTATACACTGGAGCTTGAGGAGGCATTTTAATGCTGTATTCCCCCTTTTCGGATTCGATGGTGGACTGGTTATCCCGCGACAGGGTGACGGTCGCGATCGCCGCCAATATTCAGTTTGAATCTGGCACCGTCTATGTGCATTCCGGTACCGGGACGTTAGTTCTTGGTGGCTATGTATATTACGGCATGGGGCGCATGGGTGCTGTTGATGATGCCAGTGAAACCAGCACGACAAGCCCCACGCAGGTCAAAATGACCCTCTCGGGGCTGGATATGACCCTCTTTGCCACCACGCTGAACGAGCGATGCGTGGGCAGAAATGCCGAAATCTACCTGGTGGCCATGGATGATAACGGTGTTGTCCAGGTTGCCGATCTTCTGTTCAAAGGGCGGGTATCCAGTACAGGGGCGACCGCTGGCGGGACAAACGCCCTGCAGTACACCATCAGTAATATTTTTGAAGACTGGCAGCGTCCTTTCCCCGATCGCTATACCGATGAATCGCAGCAGGCTGCTTATCCCGGCGACCGCATATTCCGGTATGTGGCGCAGATGTCTGAACGTTCGATTTACTGGGGTAGTAAAAAAGATGCACCAGGATTTACCTATAAGTGAGGAAGCATGAAGCATCCGGACTGGCATAACAGATTAATTACCGTAATAAGGGCCGCTGAAAAGCGGCCTTTTTTATGGGGCAGTCATGACTGCTGCCTGTTCGCGGCGGACTGCGCTCAGGCCATGTGCGGCGAGGATTTTGCGGCAGGCTGGCGCGGAACCTACGACAGCGAACATGGGGCGAAAAAGGCGATATTGCGAGGCGGTGGTTCGCTTGAAAAGGTGCTGGCCCGTTATCTCGACGAGGTGCCGGTGAAACTGGCGCAGCGTGGGGATATTGCCGTTGTTGAAAATGCCGGAGCGCGATGTGCCGGGGTGGTGTATTCCGGCGTTGTATGGGTTCCTGGCGAAACTGGTCTTGTCAGTCTGCGGGTTAAACCGCTGAGTGTCTGGAGGGTGCGTTAATGCCTGCTGCTGTTCCTATTGTTGCCACCATTGCCGCAGGTGTGGCGGCGGCAAATGAAATGTATGCCATTGCGATGGTTATCACCGTCGCCGCACAGATTGCCACTCAGGCACTGACTAAGACCCCGTCGCTGAATTCCTACCGTGATACGTCTGAACGCAAACAGGTTCTGCGCGCAGCGGCCAGTGCTAAAACCGTTGTTTATGGTCGTTCCACATCTGCTGGCACTCTGTTCTTTTCCGAAGAGCAGACTGGCGAACAGGATGATGGCGAAATGTTGCATCTGGCCATAGCCCTTGCAGGGCATCCATTATCCGGTGTGCAGACTGTCTGGCTGGGTGATGAGCCGATCAGTAGCTATCCAGAACATGCCTTTTTCGAGCTGCACACCAATCGCCAGACGGCGGACCCGTACATGCTGGAACACTGCCCGTCATGGAAAGAAGACATGATCGGGAAAGGGATCACCTGGCTGCGTGTAAGTCTGAAATTCAATGCTGAAAAATTCCCGGCAGGCATCCCTAACATCAAGGTAGAAAAACAGGGGCGTGCCGTTTATGACCCGCGTACCGGGTTGACGGGTTACAGCAACAATGCAGCGCTGGTTATCCTGGACTATTACCGCAATTACCTGAAAGTGCCCGACACCGATATTCTCTGGGACCAGTTTAAGGAAGCGGCGAACATCTGTGATGAGGATGTGATTACTGGCAGCAATACCATTGAGAAGCGTTACACGATTAACGGTGAGTTCGATCTCAGTGAAAATAAGGTCAGTATTCTGGAAGGAATGCTGGCAGCTTGCGCCGGGGATGTAACGTATACCGCGGGTAAACATGGTCTTCTGGTCGGGGCCTATTATGGTCCTGCGACAGAGGTGATCACTGAAAGCCAGCTGGCCGGTGATATTGAAATAATGCCGGAAGTCTCTCAGGCGGAACGCGTTAACACTATCAAGGGGACATTTGTCGATCCGCAGCAGGGGTACACCGAAGCAGATTTCCCCTCTGTGTCTGTCAGTGAATGGGTGACGGAAGACGGGGTAGAAATCTCGCAGGATATGAAACTGCGATTTGTGACCTCTGAATTTCAGGCCCAGCGTCTTGCAGACGTGAAGTTAAAGCGCACCCGTATCGCCAGAACCATGAACGTTACGTTAAACCTGAGCGGATACCGTTACCGCCCGGGAATGTATGTGAAGGTGAATTTCCCGTCTATCGGAATCGTTAATGTTGAGATGCGGGTAACGGACTGGAAGTTCGGCGTTCAGAATGGCGTACAGCTGACACTGAAGCAGGAAACAGCAGGTGTCTGGGGCGATGCCGTCGGTAAACCGATCGAGCGACCGCCGTTTACTCAATTGCCATCAGGTGGCGTGGCGCAGCCGCAGAACCTGAAATACACCGTGGAGGAAATTGGCCAGGTCGTGCAGGGCATTTTGTCATGGCAGAACATCGGGCAGGTGGTCTACAACAAAGTGATCATTCGTCGCAATGGTCAGATGGTCATGTCCGTCCAGGTTCCGGGGACGTTCACGCGTCTTACCGGGTTACCGAAAAATACCTATACCGCACATGTTATTGCCGTAAACCAGATGGGGGCAGAGTCTCCGGAAGGCTATCTGGAATTCAGCATTCAGGCTCCGCCAGCACCCACCCATGTTGATATTGAACAGAGTTTCTTTGCGATTACGCTGATCCCCCGTATGGCTGCAATTACCAGTGTTTCCACACAGTTCGATTTCTGGACGTCGGGTGAAACAAAACTACCCAATTCCTCAACAGCCACCGTGGAAGGAAATGCCAGCCGGGAGGGAATAGGAACCACCTGGACCAGCAACCAGTTAAAAGTCGGGCATACCTATTACTGGTACATCAGGACGATTAATGCTTTTGGTGCATCCGGTTTTATCGAAGTTCCTGCGTTGTGTTCTATGGACACTGGCGGGTTGATTGACATCATTGATGACCAGATTCAGAACTCAGATGCATTTCAGAATATTAAGGACGGGGTTGATACGAATCTTGAAGGCATTTTGGAAAATGCTCTGGCAAATCATGGGACGGTACAGCGTCAGTTTGAACAGTACGGCGAAGTTAAAGCAGAAATTATGACTGTCAGGACGACGGTTTCAAATCTGGATGGCGCATTTGCTGAACTGGCTGATTATGTACAGGCACAAATCGGTCCCGATGGACAGCTGATGGCTGCAGTAAACCAGAAGATGACAGCTGAAGTAAAAAGTGACGGAACAGCCAAAGCCTCCTACACGCTGAACATGGGCATCGTGAGAAATGGTGTTAAATACAACACTGGTTTCGGTATGTCGATTGAGCCATCGGGGAACAGCTATAAATCCACAGTGGTTTTTGCTGCTGACCAGTTTGGTATTTATTCCGGAAGTGATCCGGGAAATTACACTGCTGCATTTTTTGTCTATAACGGGCAAGTATTTATCCGTGATGCGCTAATTCAGGACGGGAGTATTACCAATGCCAAAATTGGCAATTACATCCAGTCAAATAACTTCGTTGCAGGTTCAACTGGCTGGCGCATTGATAAAAATGGAAACGCTGAATTACATGGCAAACTTTACGCTGACAGTGGCCAGTTTGCATTTAACGGTACCAATAACACTGTCGTCATCAACGGCAATGGGCTGACGGTTAATTTGCCTGGCGGTGGGCGGGTTGTCGTCGGGAGGTGGTGATATGCCGGAGGGGATATTAATCGACTATAACGATGGCCGTCCGGTTATGGCAATTACTGCGGGGCTGCGAGCCCCCAGTTTTTGCACAACGTTCTCGGGCTGGTCATCCCAGTCAATGCAGTACCCGGTCAATACGCCACTTGTTCCCGGTTCACAGGTTATCGTGGTGCCAACCAATCCCATTTACATCTATTCCTTTGCTGAATTTGATGTGGCCATTATGACTGGAGTCACCCGAAACGGGGACTCCGGGGTCGTCATTGGTGCTGAGACAATCGGGGGTAAAGCCCTTACTCCAGACTGGTCAGGTTATGTCATGGAGCTGCTGCCCGCGGCGACGTA